TATTATGGATGAGGTGTTTGATAGTTCACTTGATGGTTCTGGTAATGAAGACTTCCTTAAGATTATCCGATTCGTTATTAAAGGTGCTAACATATTTGTTATATCCCATAAGGAAGGTATGTTCGATAAATTTGATAATGTAATAAAGTTTGAAAAGATTAAAGGATTCTCTCGTATAATGCCATCCGAACTATGACCACACTATTTCCCTTTATTTTCGTAACCATACTGGTTATGGGAATGCATTACACATGGCCTTTAAAAAAATGAAAATATTAGTTACTGGACACAAAGGTTTTATTGGTAGCCATGTATTTAATGATTTAAGACATGAATTAGGATATGGTTATTTGGTAGAGGGATTAGATAGACCTGATGATATTGGTGATTGGGTTGGTCCTTCTGGAATGTTTGCTAAACATTATGATGTAATCATTCATCTTGCTGCCTATGCTGCTCTTAGAGATAGTATTGATAATCCAGAAAAGTTTTGGGAGAATAATGTAGAGAAGTCTAAACCCATCTTTGATTATTGTAGAGAAAATAATGTTAGGTTACTTTATGCTAGTTCAGCAGGAGCACATGGATGGTGGAATAATCCTTATGCAATGACTAAGAAAGCAAATGAACTCATGGCTCCACCTAATAGTGTGGGTATGAGATTTTTTAATGTATGGGCAGAGAAGGATAGTAGATCTGATATGCTATACAGAATGCTTCAAGAAGATACTGCAAACTATATTACTATGCATAAAAGAGACTGGATTCATGTCAAAGATGTAGTTAGAGCTATTGCTTATATAATGACAAGTGAATACACTGGACCAATTGATATTGGTACGGGACAGTCTACTCTAGTATTAGATCTTGCAAATGCGATGGGGAGAGGTCATCTGCCAATTAAAAAATTGACCCCAGGAGAGCCAGACAGTTTATGTGCTGACACAGGACCCTTGCGTAAATTAGGATGGTTCCCTACAATAAATATTATGGATACCCTAAAGAAGGATGAAAGTACCCAATTGGCAGCATCATTCTAAGAAGGAATTGAAACGCCATCTCAAACCACAAGCATTGCGCCAAGCACGTGCCAAACGCAGACAGTTGATAAACCGTCTACTAAACGCTCCCAAACGCTCTGGGGGCGTTTATAATAGGTACATACAGCAGGAAACAGTATGAACGTTAATTTAGAAGTTAAAGGCACTCTTGCCAAACTTCTGGCTACTGAGGACTTAGTGGTAGAACACCGCAAGGTTGAGACTGCTCAGTTTGATGTTGAGAAAAGAGTACTCACTCTACCTATTTGGGATGTGTCTAATAATGTATTTGATGTATTGGTTGCTCATGAGGTAGGACATGCACTCTTTACTCCTAATGAGGATTGGACAAGTAAGTGTTCTGCACCACAACAGTTTGTAAATGTGTGTGAAGATGTTAGAATTGAGAAGTTGATGAAGGATAAGTACTTAGGAATTGCCAAATCATTCTATAGGGGTTATAATGAACTTCATGATATGGATTTCTTTGAAGTTGAAGGAGAGGATATTGCTAAATTTAATCTAGCAGACAAGATTAATCTTTATGCTAAGATAGGACCATTTCTAGGAGTTAAATTCACACCACAAGAACAGGAGATTGTCAATGTCGTTGAAAACGCTAAAACATTTGAGGACACCCTCGCAGCTGCAGAAACGTTATATAGTTTCTGTCAGAAAGGACAACAAAATCAGGAACAAGAATCATCATCAGGTGATGGGGACTGGACTTCTAACATCCAAGACTCTTCAGACGATACTCAAAGTGGTAGGGATAGCGACACTGACGACAGTTGGGATAGTGAGTCTCCCGTTTCTCGCACTGATGGCGATGATTCTTTGGAAGGTGGGAGCGATAGTTTTGATACTCCTTCTGGGATTCCTAATAGCCCTACTGTAGAAACAATGGATAGTCTTGAGCAGAAACTCAAAGACACCACTCAAAAAGAATCACGTTATGAAGGATGTACTTATATTGAAAGACCTGAGTATCCTTTAGAAAAAATCATTCTTAAGAATGAGATGATATATGATACTTGTGAAGAGTATTGGGATATGATATATGCAGAGCCTCTTAAGAAAGAATCACAATTAGAACCAATCGATGAAGCGTTGGTAGAATATAAGAGAAGTGCAGAGAAAGAGGTTAACTATCTTGTTAAAGAATTTGAATGTAAGAAGTCAGCAGCTGCATATGCACGTGCTGCTACTAGTAGGACTGGAGTACTGGACACAACGAAGTTACACACTTACAAGTATAACGAAGACCTTTTCAAGAAGGTAACAGTTCTACCTGATGGTAAGAATCATGGATTAATCTTCTACCTTGATTGGAGTGGTTCTATGCATAATTGCTTAGGAGCAACTGTTAAGCAGTTATTGAATCTTGTATGGTTCTGTAGAAAGGTTCAGATACCGTTCCGTGTATATGGATTTACTAATTGTTATTATGAATTGGATGATGAGAACAAACCAACTTGGTACAGGACTAGTGAAGATAGTTTATTAGGAGAACCAGTAAAGAATCAATTGTGGGTGGATAAGTCTTTCCGTCTTTTTGAGTTCTTGACTAGTGAAGCAAATGCTAAAGAGTTTGATAGACAGATTAAAAATTTCTGGAGATTAGCAAATGCAATGTCACGTGATTTAAATAATGGATATCTTGATGTTCCTCAAAAGTTCCATCTAAGTGGGACTCCTTTGAATATTGCGTTGAATATGCTTCATAATATTCTCCCTGTGTTTAAGCATAAATATGGATTGGAAAAAATTCAAACAATTGTTTTGACTGATGGAGAATCTGAACCAGTAAACTATGCTGCTGAATCAGAGAATCCTTATACTTTAGATAGGAAACTCTTTAAAAGAGGTGGCCGATATTCAAATCTCTATCTTAGAGATCGTAAACTTGGAACTACCTATCATCTAAAAGATTATCTTGCACAAACTGCTGCTATAGTCCAAAATCTTCAAGATAATTTTCCAGAAGTTAACTTCATTGGCATTCGTTTATCAACTAATGGTGAATTCAATAGAATGCTCAGACAATGGACTCGTTATGGTGAGACTATTGATTGGGAATCTATGGAAAAGTATAGTGCTCAATGGAGAAAGCATAAATCAATTGCTTTATCACTTGGTAATTTTACTAAGTTCTTTGCACTCTCTACTAATGAGATGGATAAAGATGTTGATTTTGAAGTTGATGATAATGCAACTAAATCTCAGATTAGAAATGCATTTAAAAAGTCATTGAACAAGTCGAAGTTCAATCGTAAAATTTTATCCGAATTCGTGGAGTTAGTAGCATGACAGAAGAAGAAAAGGCACAGATGTTTATGGACGAAGTTCAAGAGAACGCAGGCCTACCAAAAGTCAAATTAAGTTTTGACGGTTGCTATAATTATGAAAGGTTAAAAAAGGAGGGACTCGTTGAAAAAAAGAAAGAAGAACCTGATCCCTTACAAGGTATATGTGACATTTGACAAACTGTCCCTACCTTCCACTAATCCACATTACTAACCTTTATAATAAAGGTATCGAACAAATCACATTATGTTTACAGCGAATCCTAAAATGACAGAGGACAAGATCATCAACGATTTAAAAAGCCTCTTTGGTACAGAATTTACTTATGCCGATGTGAAAGGTTATTCCCGTTCTCATGGTGTTTCAGAATCTACTGTATTGAAACGTATTGGTAAATTTAGAGTTGGTAAGGGAAGGTATAATTTAGAACTTAAGGTAAAAGAAGTTGTTAAGAGTATTGAGAAGGCATATGTAGCACCTTCTGCAGTTCAGTTAGTTCCAGATAAGGATGATAGATTTGTTCCTTTTGGTAACTTCTCTACTCTTAAAAAGATTCTTAAATCTGGTATTTTCTATCCTTCATTTATTACTGGACTCTCTGGTAATGGTAAAACCTTTGGTGTAGAGCAAGCATGTGCTCAATTGGGAAGGGAATTGATCAGAGTTAACATTACGATTGAAACGGATGAAGACGATCTTATTGGTGGGTTTCGCCTTGTTAATGGCGAGACAGTATGGCATAACGGCCCAGTCATCGAAGCATTGGAACGTGGAGCAATCCTACTTTTGGATGAAGTGGACCTTGCATCTAATAAGATACTTTGTTTACAGTCCATCCTTGAAGGGAAAGGGGTTTTTCTCAAGAAGATAGGAAAGTATGTTGAACCAGCAGCAGGGTTTAATGTTATTGCTACTGCAAATACTAAGGGTAAAGGATCCGACGATGGTAGGTTCATTGGTACTAATGTACTGAATGAAGCATTCCTTGAGAGATTTGCTTTAACCTTTGAGCAAGAGTATCCTAGTGCTGCTGTAGAGACTAACATCCTTAAGAAGTTGTGTTCTGATGCTAAGTTCTGTGCTCGTCTTGCAGATTGGGCCGACATCATTAGAAAGACATTCTATGATGGTGGTATTGATGAGGTTATCTCCACTCGTCGTTTAGTTCATATCATTCAAGCACACAAGATATTTGGAGATAAGGTAAAATCAATTCAACTCTGCTTAAATCGATTCGATGATGAGACTAAGCAAGCATTCTTGGATCTTTATGACAAGGTTGATAATGATGTTGACATTACCCAGGAGGAGGTGTTATGATATGTTCCTGGAGTCTTGCATATGATTTACTTAATGGAACATTTGATGAAGAGTACCCTATTATGAACAAGTTTACTTCTGCTGAGGAAGGTGCTGAGTGGGTAAAGAAAAATGGGGGTTATGAATATACTCCCATTCCTGACCCAGATGATCCTAAGAATTATCCCCCATATGTTTATGAGTCACCTGATGGGGGTGAAACTGTAACTCGAAGGAGAGCAGGTTCTTTAGATAAAGAAGTTATTCAAGGTGATTTCTATACCTCCAGTGAGGTAAAAAATGCCAACTCCGAAAAGGAATTCAATGACTTTATGAACTCTAAGAAACCAGAACCGGATTTGAATGGATCTTCTTGTAGAAAGTATGAAGAAGATAAGGGGATTAAAGATCTCCAAGAATATGTTTCTTCAACATATACGGGACATTATACTTCAGATCAAAATAACACACAGACATTAGATTTAATTCAGTCTGTGGGTGATGCAGAATCTTTCTGCCGTTCCAATGCTATTAAGTATCTTGCACGGTATGATAAAAAGGGACAAGCAAAACGTGATATATTAAAAGCAATGCATTATTGTCTCCTGCTCTATTATTTCAGTGGACACACAACCGATGAAACTCCGACCCGTGGTTATGAAACTTTCTGATTCAACTTTGACTTTGCTGAAGAACTTCAGCAACATTAATCAGTCCATTTTGTTTAAGCAAGGAAAATCTCTTCGCACTATTTCTGTGATGAAGAATATTCTTGCTGAAGCAACTATCAAAGAACAACTACCAAAAGATTTTGGTATCTATGATTTGACACAGTTCCTTAATGGATTGTCTTTACATAATAATCCTGAATTGGATTTTACTAATGATAATTTTGTTATCATTAAAGAAGGAAGATCTCGTTCAAAGTATTTCTTTGCAGATCCAAATGTAATTGTTACCCCTCCAGATAAGGGAATAACACTTCCTAGTGAGGATGTTACTTTTGAGTTAAGTACTGATCAACTGGATAAACTTCTTAAGGCCGCATCTGTTTATCAGTTACCAGACTTGTCTGTTATTGGTGAAAATGGTGTTGTTAAACTTCTTGTTCGTGATAAGAAGAATGATACTTCTAATGACTATGCAGTAGTTGTTGGTGAAACTGAAGGTACTTTTGTTTTCAACTTTAAGGTTGAGAATATTAAAGTGATTCCAGGTTCTTATGATGTTATAGTTTCTTCTAAAAATCTCTCAAAGTTTACCTGTCGCGAGCATGACTTAACTTACTACATCGCTCTTGAACCGGATTCTACTTATGAAGAGTGATTTCCTATGGGTAGAAAAGTATAGACCTAAGACTGTTCAAGAATGCATTCTTCCAGATAGTATTAAGAATACGTTTCAGGAGTTTGTAGGGAAAGGAGAGATACCAAATCTTCTTCTTTCTGGACCTGCAGGTTGTGGTAAGACAACTATTGCACGTGCTTTATGT